TGTTAAAATTTTAGTACCATCTGGTAGTGTTGATATGAGGGAATTTGAACAGAAATGGTCACAGCCGGGAGTAGCTATAGAGGTAGATTTTGACCAAGGTGCTCCACAGCCTGTGCAACCACTTCCATTACCAAATGAATTATATCAAAACGAACAGACAGCAAAATCAGATATTGACCATCAACTTGGTCTTTATGAACTTATGATGGGGAATTCTCAAGCCGCCCCTCATACTTATAAAGCCACTGTATCTATTGATGACTTTGGTCAAAGAAAGATAAAATCAAAGTTGATGGACATAGAAGCTGGTCTGAGTCGGGTATGTCAAGTTGCGATCCCACTTATGCAACAATTGTACCAAGAAGAAAAAGTTATCCGTCTGGTGCAACCTAACAATATGACCAGCGAATTTTTAATAAATAAAAGATTCTACGATGATTATACAGAATCAATAAGAAAATATAACGATATAGGTCTGGGCACTTATGATGTTGTAGTAGTTACTGGCTCAACTCTACCAACAAATAGATATGCTCAGCTTGAACTCTATATGGATGCATACAAAAATGGTATCATTGATAAGATGGAAGTTCTAAAGAAAACAGAGATATTCGATGTAGAAGGCGTATTACAGCGTACTGATACTATTGAACAATTAAGTTCTCAATTAGAACAGGCAAATGAAATGATAAAGAAACTCCAAGGAGATATGCAGTCAAGAGATAGGGAAAATGTTAACCTTAAACAAAGAGTTGAGGTAGAAAAATTTAAGGCAGACTTGGATAAAGTATCTAACCGTGCTCAGGCCGCAGGTACAATCTATGAAAAACGCCTTGATGACGCCACTAGTGAAATGGCTTCTGAAGTCAGGAGGACTCGTAAAGAAGCAGGCAAAACCAAGGACACCCCTAAAAGCTAGTTAGGGCTCCTAAAATTGAGGAAATTGACATGGCTCAAGAAAATCAACAAGGTCAAGTAACAGAAAACTTGGAGGATTCTCTGTTTACAGTAGACACTGTGGATAGCGTATTTGAACCGGGTATATCTAATAACTTACCAGAACAAGCACCTGAACCTCAGGCTGAAGGTTCTCCAGTTGTAGATGACCAAGTTACTTATGCAAAACCAGAGGACAATGAAGAAGTTCGATATCAGTATTGGCAGTCTGAAGCAGATAAAGCCAAGAATGAGAATGAGCAATTAAAACAGACTGTAGGAATACTACAAGACACTATTGCAAAAAGCTCAGCGAATGTTCAACCTGAGGAACCCTCAGTACCTGAACCCGAACCTTTTCGTTCTGCACCAGAGAAACCAGTAAGACCAACAGGTTTTAACAGAGCAGAGGCAATTGATGACCCAAATAGTGCTTCGGCACAATATTTGGATGCGATGGATTCATACCGTGATAGTATGGATACTTATAATGCTGATAAATTAGAGTATGAAGCTAACTTATTGAAGCAAGAGCGTGAAGCAGTAGCTGAACAGCAAAGGCAACAACAAGAAGCTTATGAAGCTGAACAGCGTAATAAGGAACAGATGAATACAATTGCTGGTGAACTTAGAAGTAAGTACAATGCAAATGATACAGATATTAACGACTTTATTCAAAAAATGAGTGATCCTGAATCATTAAATGTTGATAACTTATGGAGGTTATACCAAATGGATAAAGGTCAGGTACCTCAGCAACAACCTGCTGAGCCCTCTCCGGAATTCAACCAAGTACAGAGAGCTCAATCAGTCCCAGCTCCTATGGGAGTTCAATCAGCGGCTAACCCACAACAAACGGGTAAAAGTGCCAGTGATTTGATTATGGATGACTTGATTAGAGATTACGAAAACAAAAATCCTTGGAATAACTAAGGGTAATAACAAAACAAATGGAGTTATAATAACATGGCTAATCAATACAGTATATCAGCTGGTGGTAGCATGCAGTCTTCTTCTATCAATGATAGTAGACGGATGTATAACTTCGGTGAAAGAGTAGCAGAACTTGCTCCTGAACAGTCACCATTTTTTGTCTATCTCTCAAAAGTTGCTAAGAAATCCACGGATGATCCTGTCTTTAAATTTTTAGAACAGCGTCATCAGTGGCAACGCCGCAACTTTCAGGTAAAAACAGAAGAAATCTCTCCAACCGCACACGGTGGAACCGATGCTAATTGGGATCACGCCGCAGGTGGTACTGAGGTTCTTGAAGTTGAATGCCTATATGACAAATATGGTAGAACTGTTACATCAGCAGTTGAAGCTAATTTTCTTTTAAAAGATCAGCTAATACAAGTACAATGTAAGTATGCAGACAATGGAAGTTCTTATGCTTCTGATGTGTATCATGCTACATTTAAAATAGCGGCTGATCCTGTCGTAACTGCTGGAACTAAAACAGCACTTGCTTTGACTTTTATTGACTTATCATTACCGGGAACTGGTAAAAAAACACCGGGATCTAGTTCTAAGATAAAAATGGAAGCTGGAGCTAAAGGACAGGTAATTGGAAGTGCTTTCGGCGAAGGTTCTACTGACCCAGAAGGTTGGAAAGACGAAATGTACGATCGTGAAGGATATGTACAGATTTTTAAAACAGCTATTCCTATGTTCTCTGGTACTGCAATGGCTACACGCTATCGTGGTAAGGCAGATGAATACAAGAGAGTATGGCAAGAGAAGTTAATGGAACACAAAATGGATATCGAGCATGCAATGCTTTATGGTATCGGTTCTGATGATTCAACAGCTTCTGGGCCAGTAAGACGCTCTTGGGGTATTCTACCTTACACAGAGAGATATGGAAAGATAAAATCTTTTACATATGCTAGTTCAACATATGATGATTTTCTAACAGCAATGGAAGATATATTCGCACCAGAATCTGGTAATAGCGGAAATAAGCTTGTACTTGCTTCTAGAAAAGTAATCACATGGTTGAATAAACTTGGTGCTAATTCATTCCTAGGTAACACAGTTGCACTAGGCCATACTACTACAACAGACGGCTCTAATTATGCCGCCGCTTCTAATGGTATGGGACTTGATATTCAGAACATCAAGGGTGCTTTCGGGCATAATGTCTCAACTGTTAACACTATTTACGGTAATCTTCACTTTGTGCCAGAACCTCTATTAAGAGGTATGCACGAGGATTATGCAGTAATGGTTGACCTTAAAAATGTGGCTTATCGCCCATTAGCAGGTAACGGTGTTAATCGTGATACTCATATTATAACCAATGTTCAAAATAACAATGTTGACGGAAGAAAAGATATCGTCTTGACCGAAGCTGGTCTTGAGATTCAACTTCCAGAAACACATGCTATCTTGAAGTGGGCGTAATATAACCTAACTAATTCGGGGCCCCTTATGGGGCCCTGAATAAACTATGGAGAATAAAATGGCTAAAGATACTAAGAAAAAAGTTAAAAAGGTTAAGAAGGTTGTAAAACCAGCTGAGCCAAAAACTACTCGCGGTTCTTATACTAAGCGAGGAAAATAATGACAAAAATGGTGTTTTCTAATACTGTTGGTGGTAAATTCCAATCGGGGAATGATGATAAAAATGACAATAGCAGAAGAAAAGCAGTGAATAACAAAACAAAAATTAAAAAGAAGAGAGGCAAATAATGGCTATATATGGTGGTGGAGGAAGAATGGATGTTTATGCAAGTCCTGCTCAAGGTGCTGGTACGGCAGTTGGTGGGATATTAGGTGCTTTAGGTAAAAAATTTAAAGATAGTTTATTTGACGATAAAGGATTAGTAAGAGCTAATCCAGATGGCCCGGGTATGCCTATCTTGGGTAAGCAAAAAGGATTTGATGAGTCTACTAAAAAAGCTCTTAGTAATTTTAAAGATAGCTTTAAAGATGATAAAGGTTTATTTCAGGGAAATGATGATGGTAGCTTAAGACTTGGTGCATATAAAGGGCCAGATATAAATAAAGGCCAAGAATACTCTGGGGATTTTAAAGGTATTGATATGCTTCAAGACAATAAAGGTTTTTTTCAAGGCGGAAGATTTGTTAACCCTTTTAAAGGAAGATATGGACTAGGTTCTAGAGTTAGAGAAATGCTTGGCAAGGGAGAATCAGAGTTTGAAGGCCCAGTTGAGCCTACAGATATGTCTTTATCTGGAGCAGTTGGTAGGACTGAAGAAGATATAAGAAACGCTCCAAACCAAGATGTAGTAGTTAATCAAGAAACAGGTGAAAACTACGGGAATATGGAAATAATGGGGCCTTTATTAGCTGGAAAAGTAACTAATCCAGAAGATGTCCCAGCAAAGCATGCTTTGTTTTTACAAAAGTTTTTAAATACTCAAGGAAAAAATATAGCTGAAGATGGCAAATGGGGGCCTGAAAGCACAAAAGCTATGGCAGAATATATGCAACAATCGGGGACTGGAAATCAAGCAAATGTTAATAATAGATTAAACCCAATAACAAACGCTTCAGGAAGAACGGGTCTTTATCAATAAATGAGCTTTACTGCACAAATAGGACAACTTACAGGTAGTGCCAGCTCTAATGATGCTACTACGATAGAGCAAGCATTGGAAAATGCACAATTAGAGGTAATACAAAAAGTTTCTCAAATTCAGCCCGATATGCTTCATTTACTATCTGCTGAAGTAGTGAGTACATCAAATACTGATAGTGATAATAATTTAGTTAACAATATAGTATTAAATGTAAATAGAGCTGACGGGACATCTGGTTATTTAGATACTAGCCCTGCTCAAAATTCCTATGTTACAGTTGATAGTAATGCAACATCTTCTGATGGTTACAATTCAGTAACATCTGCTAGTGGTGGAACTTTTTCATTTTGGATAAAATTTTTAAACGATGATGCATCACCGATATTTAGTTCTAGCAATGGAACTACAAATGGAGTTAGTAACAACGCTGGGTGGAGAATCGTAAAAGGATCAGATAGGAAAATATATTTACAATGGGGTACAACTAGTGGGTCTTATTCAGATGATAATGAAAGTTATTATAGGAGAGTTACTGCTCAAAATATATTAACATCAGAAGTATGGTATCATGTTGCAATTATAACTGATTTTGGTCATTCTGGAACTACAAAAATTTATATTAATGGAACTGAATGTGATATAAAAGAAACCGGAACCTATGTTTTTAGTGGGGCTTCTCCTGAATATAATCCGACTTATTCTGCCGCATATATTGGTTACCATATTAAATTAAATGATGGTGGAAGCCCGACTCAAACTTATGGCGATTTTCATTTAAGAAATTTTGGAATATTTAGGGCTAAGCTAAGTGAGGCTCAGGCTAAAACTTTGTATAATAACAATGTATATTTTGACTTAAGAAATTCGACTGGAGATTATAAATCTAGTGATAAGTTATATGTATATTGGGACTTTACTACAACTAGTTTAGAAGATTTAAAAGGTAATTATACTACAACATTAACTTTACAAAATAGTGCAGTAGTTACTAATTATAGATATAACGCTTCTTTTATAGATAGGAAATATATTAATAAAGTTAAAGATTTAAATAGTATCTATTATGCAGATGCTGTTTCTCCAGTTTATACTATAAATAATTCAAGAGTTGAGATATATCCAGCTCCTACAACAACTGAATCTGCTAATATACAAAAAGTAATTGCAGGAACTATAAATGATAGTTCTGAAACAATAGATTATATGCCAAGGTTTTTACATAGTCAGGTAGTTAAATTAGCGGCCTATTATGTATTGCTTCAAAGACTTGGTTCTTTAAGAGATTCTATGTACACTGAATATAATGATGCTATAAATAAAGCAAAAGCTTTAGTAGATGATGCTAGTGGGCTTACTGCTGGCACTGAAGATGTAGAATATTGGTTAAAAGAAGAAGACCCTGAGATGATATCTTCTACACTTAGTACAGCTAGTCAAGAAATACAAAGAGCTTCAGGAGTTATGGGTAAGTTTACTTCTGATTATCAATGGATGCAGAATCAATTAGGAATTATTAAAAATATGGTAGATGAAGGATGGAATTCTATTTTTACTCCAAAAGGAGATAATGATATAGCTAGAACAGGAGTAGGTAGATGAAATTAAGAGAGATTGTTGAATTAGTACAACAACATCATCCTCAAATGGGTGCTCAAGAAATTATTAAGATGGTAAATAGGGCTCAAGATGAATACTCTAGTAGAACGAGGATATTAGAAAGCAATACAGATATAACCGTTGTTGAAAATCAAAGAAGATATTCATTAAACTTAGCTGGGAATAAAGATGAAATAATGGAAATAAAATCAGTTGATTTGAATGGTGAAGAAATAAAAAGATATGCTGGAAGACCACATAAGAGGGATTTGGTATAATGGAATTTGGAAATCCTGAAGGCTTAAAACATGCTAAAGATTACAAATATTCTCCTTCGTTACTTGGAAAAGTTCTTGATAAGGTTCCATTTTTAGGTGGATATAGAGATTATAAAAGAGCACTAGATTACAATACTAATGTTCATAAAAGACCAAATTCCTATTCTGGTGCGGATATATATAGTTCTAGTAGTAGAATTCAAAATGAAATTAATGATGAAACTATGAAAGATGTTTATAACAATCAATCTCTTGTTCAGTATAGTCCTAAAAATTTTGGATATAGAAACATTAAAGAAGTTGATGATAAAACTTTAATTAATCAATATATAAAAGGAACTGGTGCTGGTCACACTGTAGAAGAAGATGATGAATTGAAATATTCAGTAGACCCTTTTAATATAGCTAAATTTGAAAGAGGTAAAAGTTTTTTTGGAATACCTTATGGTTATAGTGGAAGTGTAAAAAGTAATCCGGGAATTGATGCTTATATAGACCCAGAGTACTTTAAAAATCAAATAACAGATGGAAGGATGCAGGTGTATTAATGTCAGTAACTTTAAAAGAATGGGTTTGGTGGACAGAAGAAGGTTCTATTTTACTTGGTTACTATGATGAATCTAAGACAGAAGCAGAGCAATTTGTCTCTCCAGATTCTACAATAGCTGGGCAATCCCTGACTTTATTTTATAATAAAAAAGCTAAACATTTTGATATTCCTAGTCAAAATAGAAACTGGCAGGATCAAGTTCCAGAAATTCCAGAGCAATTCCATGATGCATTAGTAAATAAGGCTATTGCTTTAGGCTATGAAAGAAAGCCTGAGACTTTACAACTTGCTCAATATTTTAATGGGAAATTTGAAGATGATGTTAAAAATGGTAGAAAATATGCTTATCGTGGAAGATTGGGCACATTTAGAACAATAAATTCAGTGGATTTTTAAAAAAACTTTAGTAAATTAAACAAATAATATGACCATGAGAATTTCCAAGCTCGGTAAGTCATAAGGAGTAACAAGATGGGAATAAATAAATATAGCGTAGTAGAAAGCGGTAATTTAGGTTTTGGGCAGTCAGGTTCTTTATTAGAAACGGGAACCACTGCGGTAACTGGTAAAAAAATTGTTGCTATTACTTTTTTAGAAGATACAGTATTTAGTGTGTTAACACCTGAATCTGGAACTAACTTTTATATAGGCAATTCAAACAATAATGGTGACAGCACTGACAGTATTACCTTTCCACAAGGTATTACTATAGTAGGCAGATGGTCTGCATTTACTCTATCTAGTGGTAAAGTAGTAGCTTACTTAGGGTAATTCATGCTTGGACTAGCCACTAGACTAAGTACAGGTGGTGCTTCTTTACTCACCTATGTTAAGGACAACCTTAAACTATACCTCGACTTCAAATCAAATAGGTCAGACACCCTCAAGTTTCCTTGTGAAGGTTCTACATCGTTTACTAATACAAATGGTCAATATATAGATTGTGGTACTCAAATAGCTACAGATTTAGGAGGCAGTTACAATACTGCTTTTACTGTTTCTTTTTGGCTATACAGAACAGTTACGAATAATAGTTGTGGAATGTTTTATATTGGAACTTTTGCCAATGCTAATGGGAAAATTCAAATATACACCTACAATGACCAATTAAAATTTAGAATTAATAATGCTGACCAACTTAACATAGATAATTTTTCAGCAAATAATTCTGGTTGGAATCATATAGCTTTTACTTGGAACGCATCTACAACTACTTCTACAGTATATATTAATGGAGTAGCTCAAACTCCAAAAACAAATTCTGAAAGTTCTATTG